CCCATGGAGTCTATGACAACCAAGGAGATATCATTCTTATAGATCAAGTCTTGGATATAATCTTCCTCTTCCACCAACGTATGCTCACACTTGTTATAGGTGATCTTACTTCCAGTTCTTTCTACATCTGGTTCCTCAAGTCCCAAACCTGCATGGATCATCCTTGCTCGTGTGGCTATTTCTTTAGGTTTAGTTTCGTAATCTAAGTAGAGAACATTAGAAGGTTCTACAATTAATCCATGGTCAGTGGACATCCATGACTGTTGTGCTAGTACCGATAAGAATAAAGCAAACATGGATTTACCAGTACCACCATCGGCCCAGATGAGATTGATTTCTCCATCGAGTAATACATTTTCAATACACCATGCGATACTACTGCTTAGATCAACCTCTGATAGCTTGAGGGCAGGTTGCCCTGTACGATAGGTATCAATCACAATTCCAGACAGGTCTTCAACTATCTGTTCCCAGTCAACCCCATAATCACTCTCTGGCCTACGTTTATTTAACATCCTAGCAAATGTCTGCATACCACTTGACGAATCAAGGGTAGGGTTACTTCTATGTACCGGGATACCATTAAGGAAAGTTGATACCTCTGCCTTGAATCCCTTTGGTTTGATGTGGCGAACTATCATCTCTACGTTACTAGAGTCCCACTTAACTGCATATCCTGATCCTTGTTTTTCTATCGTTACTTCCACCTGTAACCCCCTTGTTCAACTTCGGCTGGCTTAGTTTTATTTGAGTAGGTGTACACCTCTTTCTCTGATTGGATATACACTGGTTTCTCTATCTCTACAACACGCTCAGTAACTTCTGGTTGTGCTGGTATCATCTGTTGTTGCAACCACATGAAATCTACATATTTACACACACCACCTGCGTTGATTTTAAAATCATGCAGGTTGCATTCAGTTGTTCTACAAAATAGTTCTTCCATTACAGCCTTACCTTTTGTACTTTCTCTTTCATTCTATGACTGAGTCTCACTAGCGAAACGAAAGTTTCGTACCACATATCTGTGTCCACCATGACGTACTCACATCGATCTGAAAATACTTTTGGCTCCCTTCGGTTTTTCTTTTTATTAGGTAGTCGTGGGTAGTCATTGACCAACCTGACAACACAGGCTTGCACAGAATTAATATTGATACCAGAATCGTACAATGAGGTATACCTAAACGGATACATATGGGATAATGCTTTCGCATACGCAGCAACCTGCAAAAAGCTAGAGTCATACAATCCACTTGATGTTTTCCAATCTACTACCAAGTAATCATTTCCCTTTCTGAAGAGGGCATCTACCTGCCCAGCTGCGTGGGGGTTGAAGACCCCCACTTCTGTAGCTACGAGTTCCCATTCGATAAATTCTTTTCTCCACTTGAGCCACGCCCTTACAGCTGGCTCAAGCTGATCAGGGACATCGTTAACATCTTCCCCTCTGAGAAGACGCTCAATGATATCGTGCATCTCAGTACCGATCCGTGCAGATTCTTCGGCCTCTTTACTACTGGCTGTGACTATCTCATTGGCGAGTTGCGGAGTGATTCTCCACCCTTCAAAGTGGGTTAGCTGGTTGTCAATCCATTCCTGCTTCCATTTTTCAAGTCCATAGCTTTTCAGTAGACCACCAATAATACTTGTCACTGATGTGTAGGTTCTACCGTTCACCTTATATTTACGGTTGCCCCCATTTTCGTTGGTGATCTGCGTCATCATCTCATTAGACAAAGCCATAGGTATATCTTTTTTTATTACATTAGCCATAAGTTTCTCCAGAAAATTTATTGTGGTACAGACGCAATGAACTGATCAGTTTCATCTTCGGGTATGTAATGACCTAGGAGAATGTCTTGATAAAGATTAGTGAGTCTCCATAGTTCATTCTCAGAGATGTCACTTTTGTTTTCGATCTCCTTGAAACCAACTTGACGGATAATACATATCCCACATTTAGCGTTGTACACCACCTGTGATACACCGTGCTGGCAGACAGTTATGTCTTCGTTCTTAATAACGGCTGGCTCTGATACAGTCTCAGGCTTCGGCTCGTCTTGAACAGGTGCCTTATTCGCAACTCTAGGAGTACTTGTAATACCAGTCACATCGTAGGAAATCCTGTCGTTGTTCTCTCCCCAAGGTTTTTCCACGTACTCGACTACCCAGCCAGCACCAAGGCCAGCTTTTTCCACCATGGGTTCCAGTTTTTTATCGAAACTTGAGAACCATCTCGCTTGATGAGTATCATCTTCTAACTGAAATTTATACGGCCCCCTTCCACTCTGTCCATGTTTAGTATCTGTTGCTGTAACTGTACCCCTGAATGATAGTTTTACTGTTGTCATATCTTCTCCTCTGGAAATAATTGAATAACCTCTCCGATCTCAAACCAGTTGCTGGTGTCATCAGATACATCGTATCCAAGAGTCTTGAGATCACTTTCTCTAAAAAATAAATCCCTGCCGATCCGCTTCGCAACCTCTGGATTGCGAGGATCGGCAGAGAATTGTCTGTGTGTTCTTCGCAACGACTCACTGTGTATGCCCTTCACTGAATTACCAAACCGATCTTTGACTATTATCTGGCTAGCTTCTGCGAGAGAATACCAGTGAGTGTCACCAACCTTAATCATTCTCTACTCTCCTCTCTAGTATGATGTGTGAACGCACAGTCTATACCTAGATTTTATCATCTAGTCGTAGCTATGTCTACTGGCGGTGGTTGTATCGTTGAGCACAACTAAGGGTACAGAAATCAAGGTCAGGATTCTTTTTGTGCTTCTTAGAATTTCTTCTGTTGGCAGCCTCTTTTCCCTGTACTGCATACACCTCTCCACACCATGCACATTGAAATTCATATGTGAATGCTAACGGCCTACATTTTCGACACAATCCTGATGCGTTGTAACGTGTGATTCTTAGCCCACAGAACGAGCATGATCTGTTAGCCGATTGCCGTGGCATTTTGAGGGTACGTGCATGGTAAGACACCAACTGTCTCGACAGGCCAGTTGCCTCTACGATCTCTGTGTTTGTCAACAGTGGATTAAACTCTATCATCCTGCGGATCATCTCTTTTGTTCTACCCATAGATGACCTCGTCAAACACAGCTGACTGTACAACAGCGTCAGCACAGATGGCATCCATGTAGGCACCGTCCCATTCTTTCTTTGCCTTCGTACATGCCGTGACTATCCAGTCAGATGCCCTGACATCACCGGAGAGGATTTTATTTAGCCCTTTCCTTATCATCTTATAGTCAACAGTGACACGCAGTTCTATACCGTTAGTATTAATCATTGGTACCGTCACATACTCAGGATCATCAGGTGCCAGCTGAACAGTGGCTATTATGTAGTCAGGGTTCAGTTGGCTTCTGCTCCATTTACTAGGAACAGGAATACTAACAGTGCCACCGTTTTGACCTTTCCATTCGTAATTTCTAACCCTAGCCCATGAGATCCAACCACTCTCAACAGCATCAATGAGAATGCTGGAGTAGAAACCAATTTGTTTTCCTTCATCTGTCATCTATTCACGTTCTCCTTCATTTGTAATAATGACAGGGGGTACATACTCACCGTTGTTTTCCCAGTATCCAATTCGGACAATGTCTATGTACCCAATACCATTGGAGTCCCAGTAAATTGGGACGGTTACATCGGTAAGATCAAATTTATCTATTTCCGGGTACGACAGGTAGGATTCACATTCTGTACAGTCGCACTTCCCAATGCTACGCTTGAGAATTTCTCCTGTATTACTGTTAACCATTAGCTCACCGTGACTACCAGTAACTGACAGTAGTAACTTAACAAGCAGTTCTACGTTCCCACAATTCATACATTTGTAGTGGCCTGACCAGTGAATGTCAGGTTCCACTTCAGTGCCGTTGGTATCAGACGGTTGCCATTCGTCATAGCTACCGCAGTCACAATAATTAACCTCCAGTTCATCTCTTTTCCTGTCAATGACTGCATCATTTCCTTCGTGGCTCATCTCTTCACGTTCTCCTTTTCTACTTGGTGTTAGTAATCGGCTCCGTTCCAATATAGTTCTTCCTCATGCGCTGACATCTCATAGTCTGGCAGGTGGTTGAACGTATTGTGAGGGTCACGGTATCCTACCGTAGCGTGAGGGTAAGCCGTCTGGGCTTCCTCTACGGTATCGAAGGAACCCCGATGGGTTTTCATGGTTTGTCCAGCAAGTACAGAGCTACGAGGGAAAACTCCAAACTCGTAGACGGTATACCATTTGTACTCATCACTGAACTCGATTGTGAGGTCGTTAGTAGTGTTAAATGTCTCACTCATATCTACCTCCATTCGCCAATGGTAGCTTGACCCGACCATAGGATTTTCTAATGTAGGTTGCGGATGGTTTATATACATTGTTCTCTACGTACCCACCGTAGTACTGGGGAAACGAGGTGCGGTGGTTACGCTTGATATGCGTAACAGGATTGCACTCTTGATACGTACCATCACCACACTGCTCAGCTTGCCACTGCCTGTCCCAGAGGAGTCCACACGCAGAGCAGTACCAGAGGGGACTATCCTTTAACGCTCTCTCCTCATACCAAACAGTAGTAGTACTAGCGTGTACTTCCATCATGGCTGTAGCTATTTTGCGGTCTGTCTTAATCGCTGTCATCTATACACGTTCTCCCTGTTGCATATCACTACCGTTGTGATCACATTGACTAGGGTCTACCCATCCCCCCATGCACAGGCACCCTGTGTTGTTTCCTGCACTGCGTGTCCCGAAGTCAGGCATCCCTTCCAGTTCTAGCTCTTCAGGTGAGTCAACCTGAATATATTCCTTAGTCGATGAGGCTACTGCTTGTCGAGCCTCTGAAAGCTGGTGGTTTAATAACCGCACCATAATTTCCTGCTCGTGATACATTTCTGCGATCTCAATCTGTGATGTGATTGCCTTCATCAACCTTCTCAACTGCACATCCAGTTCATTAGCGATCTTCATCAGGGGACGTACATGTTCTGGAGCTTTGCGGATTGTTTTCCTTTGATAAGCCAATTCCTTTTCTCCTTCCTAGTTACCCCCTGCCAAATGACAGGGGGGTGGTGTACACCTATCTAGCCAATCACGTTGGCTTTCATCTCTACCCCATTCTCCTTTCCAAGGCATAGGCAGTTAAGAGTTACCTTACCTTTCTCCCATTTACCAAAGGGAACCATGACCTTGAGGTCACAGTTCTTGCACTCAAGACTTACCCTCTTGGCCTTGGGTTTCTTAGGAGCCGGGGTCTTACCAATCGAGGGAGCCTTGACCTTGAGTTTCTTAACCATCTTTCGACCCTCGTCAGTGATTTGGGATGTCATCTTGACGTACCCACTGGCTGGGATAGCCTCGATCCAATCTACCTGTGCACACAGATCAGCAAACCTTTTCTTGTGTGCTCCGTTTTTGGCACAGTCCCGATCCTTATCAGTCTTGGCACTGAGATCAGAGTAGGCATGGACAAACTCATGGACTACAAAGTTAAAAAATTCTTCAGCACCCATCTTGTGCAGGTTCCAGTAGTTGATAGTCAGTTCCTTGCCAACCATGCCATCAACAACCCATTGTCCTGTGGATGTGGAAGGGCAGTAGTAACCCTTGGTTGTACTATCCGCATCAGTGTTGCCTTTTCTAGACCCAGTGGTGGATAGGTTAGGGACGATGTGCCACTTGCCCATGTTGATCATGTCCATCCCCTCATCATCTCCCCCTTCTTTACAGAGTTGTTTGATAGTGGCGATACCAATCCTCATAATCTCAGTCTCAAGTGCAATCTTTTGATTGGTAAGGGTGGCCTCTAACTTACCGTTAAATGAGGCCTTATCAAGAATAGGATTTACCTTACCTTTCTTGACCGTCTTGGGCTTGCCATTCTTGTTGGCCTTGCGAGGTTTCTTAGGTGTCGGTGGTGCTGTAATTTCTTTCAACATATTTATAGTCTGCTCCTTTGGCAGTGTGATTTCTGTGAACTCTACTTTCTCTACGTCTAGTACCTCTGCTTTCTTAACCAATTCTCCACGTTCTCCTGTACTTGTTGAGGCTGTGCAAATGCACAACGGATACTTAGCATACACTCCCCTAAAGGGGATGTCAAACTATTAGCGTGTTCAATTTCTCCTGTTTTAATTAGTGTTTCTGATGTACCCCCCTTAAGGGGAGTACATCTGAAACACACTTGATTTAGATACTGTTATTTCACTCCCCGATTATTCGTAGGTGTACACCTACTTAACATTCTCCTCTGTCTATCAGGTCTGCTTCGCAGTAGACATTCTTGCAATCTCCGTCCTCATACTCACAGCAGGAGCAATCGGGACAATGATTCCCAGCGAATTCTTCGTTACAAAATTTGCATAGTTCGCTCATGATTTACACTCCAGTTGTTTGTCCCTTCGGGACGTTAGTTATTTAGCTGTCTCAAATTCTGCAATTATCTCCACCTCAACTTCGTTGATGTTCACTTCGCCGTAGGCGTTGTCAAGTAATTCACTGATCAGTTCGTTCATGTTTTATTCTCCTGTCCCAAAGGGACACACTTGTTTGTACCTAGCCAGTCATCAGTTAGTCACCATAGGCATCTCCTTCCTAGCCGTAGGCTAGTATGTAAACCCGACCCACACAATCGTGCTACCTTTCAGGAATATCTCACGGCTGATGTCTTCGACATCATCGCAAGAGTACCGCTTGAATCCCCCATCTCTCACGTAGTGAGATCGTCGGTAGACCTTTCCAGTATTCAAGCTACGCTTGAGCCAGTCACCCTTCTTAACGTCCTTCAGTCGAACCAGTTTCCCTTCGGGAACTGACTCGTCCAAACTTTTGAAGTACTTCGTACTCATGTTCTTTTCTCCTTCACCACTACGTGGTGCACTTAGTTGATAGTTTCCCTGTACTCTTTGAGTACAGCTTCGGAGTATCCAGACTGGATACCCCTAGCCTTTAGGCTAGACAAGGCCTTACCTGATTCACTGCCCTTCGGTTGTGTCCCATGTATCAAGAGTCCGAAGGACTCTTTGCCGAACACTGCATGACTATCGTCATGGTCAATCTCCAGTCCTTCGGACTGGGCTTGCTCTGGGCTGAAGACCACCTTGACTGACTTCAGTCCCTCTAGGGACTGGATCAGGTGGTCGTGTTTTCCACCCTCACTGGCTGTGAGAACGAAGTTCTCAGGCAGGGTGAGTACGCGCAGTAGCTTCGCTACATGGTGCAGTGATTTGGTATAGGCATAGCCTATAATCCTAGGCATCGATTCGTTTTGTGGTAGCTGAGTAGCCCGAAGGGCTATTGCCCAGCCTTCTAAGTACTTCGTACTGTAGAAGTCTCCACCGACATGGATTCTCACGATGACTACGTCATCGGACTTGAACTTCTTCGTAGCCTCTATGAGGCTATCGCTGATAAGGATAGAGATTGAGATTGCACTTGACCCAGTTAACCTACGGAGTAGGTTAAAGTTGTGCCAATTCTGTTGCCTGACGTTCTCGTATCTCTCAGCACTGGCCTCGAAGCATCTGAACTTTAGTTCAGGACTGTCCCAGACCTTGCCAGTCACAGGGTCGGCGAATGCTAAGCATTCGTTGGCACCGGGACAACTCCAACCAGCTGGCAAGGTGAGGGTAAGTATTCTTACCCTAGCTATCGGCACGTTCAGCTTCGCTGAAGCTGCTTTCCTCAAAGCTTTCAGCTTTGCATTGCCATTACCGAAGCTGAGCAATTCACCCTTCTTCGGATCAATCCCACCTTCGGTGGGAATGTCCGATGTCCAAGTCTGGGTCGTGTTGTCGTACTGCACCTTTGGTGCACTAAACGGATTCGCTTTCATGGTTTCTCTCCTTCACCCCTTCGGGGTGACTAGCTGATAAATTTCACTTGATTGTTAGCTGTGATCTCAAATCTCAACCCTGTAAGGGTTGGAGTTCGACCCCTTTGATGCCTAGCCCTTCGGGCTACAGCCTTCTTGGCTTCTGGTTTCACCTTCGGTGAAGCCTTTGCCTTGGTAGCTGTCTTCTTCGTCACCTTCGGTGACGTTGCCTTCTTGGCTACTGGCTTCTTCTTCGAAGAAGGCTTTGCCTTCTTGGTCACCTTCTTCGAAGGTGCTGCCCTGACGGTGAAGTCGGAGCAGAGCCGTAGGCTCTTAGCCAGTTCAAGAGCTTCGCTCTTGTCCTGCCGATAGGCATCGGCAGGGTAGTAGCGTTTTTCGTTTATGTATACATAAACGCCGTACTCTTTCCACTCAGTGTCAAACACCACCCTAGTACCTACGGTACTAACTGGCTCCCAGCCTTCCTTGCCATCGAAGCGTCTTGAGTTACGTAGTAACTCCCTGCCCTCAGTCCACTTGACATGGAGCAGTTTCTTCAACCCCTTCGGGGTTGACTGGTGTGTAACTTTCTCTGTTGTTTTCGTCGTCATTCTGTTCTCCTTGCCCCTTCGGGGCAGCTTGTGTTTCCAGCGATTAACTCGCCGCTTAGTTGGAACGTAGTTCCACTTCACCCTTTGGATTTGACTTCGGCTTCGACCTTCGGTCTGGGGTGGACTCCGGTGCCTATCTTACGTAGTAAGGGGAAGGATGTCAAACCCTAGGCACGATAGGAACAAATTGTTACGTGCCAGACATGGTAAAAAGGAATCAGGGCAGAAGTCTTCGACTTCTGAGGGCAGCTGAAGACGTCCGTCAGTCAGAAGCTACGCTTCTGGGGGTCTGGGCTGGAGGTCGGCTGGCTTCGGACAAAGTAGGGGGCATGGCTTGAGTCTCTCTAATAAAAAGAGCTTCTACCCCTGACAGAATTTTTTTGCTAAAGGGGGTCTACCTACATACAATATCAGATATGAAAGCTACCTTTGACAGTCCTTGTTACTTCGCTTATCTATCTGGATGTAACGACATCAAGGAAGGAGATGAGATTCATCATGAAGGATTCCGAATGAGTTGGCATCCTGAATGTGACCCAGAAACAAACTGGGCCAATCAACCAGACGATGTTTCAGTGAAACATGCTGAAATTTCAACGAAACACGATGTATGTTTCAAAGAAATTTCGCCTTGTTTCAGGCGAAACAACAGGTTAAGTTAATTAGTAATAATAGAGTGTGTTTCACCTATACCCCCTTAAGGGGGTTATATAGGGTGAAACACTCTTATACTATATGATACTGTTCATAGGAAATGGAGTTACGTTATGACTAGTGGATATCAAGGCAGGGCATCGTTAAAAGATTTTATTGGCAAGGTGCGTCCACAGATATTTCTATCTATCTTGCTTCTTGGCGGTATTGCTATTGTTGGTATGTTTAACGGTATGGTTGAGGTGACAGTTGGTTGTGTTGCAGGTATTATTGCCCTTGCAAAGGATGTACTTCAATCAGATAGTTAAAGGAAAATCGGTATGCCACATATAACACCATTAAATCCTTTACTGGGCCACGAAAGAGATGTGGATAGAGGATCGGCTACAGAAGATATATCTAACCTAGTACAACGCAGGGTGGGCATTGATCAGCCTTCCTATCCGTGGAACAGGCAACCCTATGTTGAACCTTCTGTGAGTCCCGGTGATGTTCTTAGAAGAGGTATTCCTCCTGAGAACTTTGCCCCTACTGTATTTCCTAATATTCGAGCACGACCAAGTCCGTTATCATCTACACCTGCTCATCAAATTTTTAACGTAGATGCTCCTGCTTGGCTTCCTTCAGCCGTTAGGGATGAACCACATCTTGAAGGATTAATAAATCCATGGTCATATAATCCACAACCACTTCCTACAATGCCACCTAATATGGATACACGAGGACAGATACCTCAAACTGGTATATTGCCCCCTTCAATTACTTACGATGCAACTCCACCAATGGGGATACCACAGGGTATAAGTGATCCCTATCCTCATGCAGGTTTTGAAGGACTTGGACTTTCAGATACTACCGATAGAGGATTGTTTAATCCTCAATCTATGTGGCAGAATATATGGGACAGAGATCCGTATTCACGATTCTTTCCGGGTGTACGAAATGAAGTCGAAGATTATCGACAATTATATTCAGATTTTACTAACTGGACACCACCAACTACTCGCATGAGAAGGGGAATAGAGAATGCTCTAGACCCATATATAGAAAAATATCCATGGTCATCGTATCTAGCTAGCCAACTTTTACCAACACGCTCTTTTACACATATCAATCCCTTCAGTAGGTAGATAATATGGCAAGAGGAAAAGACCAGACAAAGGCTATACAGGATGCTTTTCTTGTAGCGTACAGTCAGTGTGGTACCGTTGTTTCAGCAGTGAAAGCCTTAAAGGGAACCAAGGCATCTGTTTCTAGGGCTACCATATACCAGTGGGAAGGTGAAAACACCTACAATTTCAGGGATAAGAAGCTGGAAGCCCTTCAGGTATGGCGAGAATCCCTTCAGGATATTGGATGGGAGCGTATAAAGGCACAGAAACCTACTGACAATCCTGTGTTGTTACTCTCATACCTGAATGCTTTCGTACCTGAGTTCAAGAGGACTAGCCAATCTGACACATCTGAGGCCAAGATGATACTTGCCGAACTAAAACAGTTGCGGAAAGATCAGAAACAGAGTGTTTCTGTCAGTGCTGAAGAAGTAGACGCAAGAAAAAATGCCATAGATGAGGTTGAAAAGATACTCTCAAGGAAGAGGGAATCTGATGATGATAGGTAAATACTTTGAAACTCTGATTGGGGAAGAGGAATTAGGGAAGTTGGTGACGGCAGATGGTTTTGAAGATGCTCTCATCGGAATAGGTGAGCGGATTAACCTTGGCTCTGTTGCTGTATATGATGTAGATAAATGTATCGATATTCTTATGAGCCGTGACGGTATGAACCGTACAGAGGCATTGGAGTTTTTCGATTACAACGTAAAGGGTTCGTGGGTTGGGGAAAAGACTCCCATATGGGTATACATGAATCCCTATTACAGTATGTCCTATGACAACAGCTAGTCCTGATATAACGGATTACCTGTTCTCAAAGCTGGACTTTGAGCCTACACCTAAACAGGCACCCATACTTGACTCCAGAAAACGGTTCATACTTGTAGCTGGTGGTGAACAGGCTGGTAAGTCCATGGTAGCTAGCAAGTATCTCCTATCACGCTTTCTGGAAACAGACGATGCAGGTCTTTACTGGCTGGTTGCTGCTGACTATGAGAGGACAAGAGCGGAGTTTGAGTACCTGACACAGGACTTTGCCACACTTGGTATCCTATCTGAGGTTACCAAGCGTGTTGATCCGGGAAGAATTGTCCTTGCTGACGGCACTAGGATAGAAACAAAGTCTGCAAAAGACCCAAGGACACTGGCTATGAGAGCACCAGATGGAATTATAGGGTGTGAGGCAAGCCAGTTAGACCTTGAAACTTTCCACAGGATGAGAAGTAGGTGTGCACCTAAGAGGGGGTGGATGTTTCTTGGTGGTACTTTTGAAGGATCACTTGGATGGTATCCCCAGTTATTCCAGCAATGGCAACATGGTGGTGATGAGGAGCAGTCCTTCTCCCTTCCCAGCTACTCAAACGAGTATCTCTATCCCGGCGGTAAGTCTGATCCTGAGATATTAAGACTTAAGGCTGTTGCATCTGACGAGTTCTTCATGGAGAGGATTGAAGGTATACCAACACCGCCACAGGGTCTGGTGTTTGGTGAGTTCCGTCCTGACATACATATAAGTGATGAGGCCAAGTGGTTGATAGGTGAGCCTGTATACCTGTGGATAGACCCCGGTTATTCAGGTGGCTATGCCGTAGAAGTAGTTCAGGATATAAATGGTCAGATATGTGTAATAGACGAGATATACGAACAGGGTTTGATCACAACAGAGATGATCGATATAGCCAAGGCACGACCATGGTGGAAAGATGTCCAAGGTGGGGTAATAGACATAGCTGGATACCAGCATCAGGCTATGTCTGCCCCGGCAGAGATATGGCTGGAGCAAACAGGGATATACCTTGCTGCTCAGAAAGTTCGTATCAACGAGGGAACTGAAAGGTTAAAGTCATTTTTGAAGCCCGATCCGATTTCTAATACTCCAAAAATCATTTTTAATCCTAATTGTCGTGGAATTTTATCTGAATTTGGATCAGAACCTAATCCTTTTGATGGACAAACGAAAGCATATCGCTGGAGAACTGATCGAGATGGTAATATAGTGGGTGAATCTCCTGAAGATAAAAACAACCACGGTGTTAAAGCTGTTATTTATGGGCTTGTGGACAGGTTCGGATACGGACATCTGAGGAATAACAGCCTCATCAGGGTCAAGAGGTGGTAGATGGCCCGAAGAAAAGTAGAAGATATTATAAGTCTGGTAGATTCGCACTACGATTCCACTGAACCACTCCGATCCAGAATGGATGCTGACCATGATCTGTATAGATTGGCACCATATGACGCAGGAGATGGATACCAGTCATACACATCCAATGAACCGCAGACATATGCGGATAAGATAATCTCTTGGCTGTCGTCTGCTGACAGGGTTATACGTATTCCACCTGCTGGTAATCCAAGAAACACAAGAGAAGTCAATAATGATAAGGAACGATTTATCATCGGTGCTCTCAAGGCTGCCGATGAAAGACTTGTAAGAAGACTTCTTCCCAGACTTCAAGACCAGCTGGCATGGTATATCACCTTACGTGGATGGTATGCAGGAAGAGCACTTCTTGTTAAGAATGATAATGATGAGACTCACATAGATATCACACCATGGGATGCGATGCACACCTACTGGGGTACGGATTCAGAGGGTCTTGCTTGGGCTTGCTACAAGATGAAGAAGACCAGAGGAGAGATAGAGTCCCAGTATAATGTCAGGCTTGGCACAGAGCGTATAGATGAAGATGGGATAGATGTCTACGACTTTTATGATCGTGAGGATAACTTTGTAGCTATACCACACAGGTTTATAAAGAAAAGAACTGCACACGGTGGAACAGGTGTTCCTGTATTCCTTGGCCCTGTAGGTTCAAACCCACTTGTCCAGTCACTGGAATGGTCATCTATAGAAGATACCGTTGAAGATTATGGGGAGTCGATCTTCAAGTCCACAAGAGAACTTTATGAAAAGCATAACTTTATGATGAGTGTAATGCTTGAGATGACTGCACGTTCCAGAAGACAGGGAATAAAGATAACTTCCAGAGATGGTCAGAAAACACTGGAAGAAGACCCATACAAGGAAGGAACTGAAATATCCCTAGCACAGGGTGAGGATGTCCAACCGTTGGGACTCATGGAGATTGCCAGAGAGACTGGTGCATACATGGGAATGGTATCTGGTGAGATGCAAAGAGGTTCTATTCCTCATTCGGTATACGGCGAACTACAGTTTCAGCTATCAGGATTTGCTATCAATACCCTGAGACAGGGTGTTGAGTCTGTTCTTTCACCTAGGATCACGGCACTTGAACATGCCTATATGCAGATATGTAATCTATTGTCAGACCAGTACGCTAGTGGATCATTCTCTGCTGTTGAGCTTTCAGGTCGTGACAATAACAGGATGTATTTTTCTGAGACTATAACACCTGAGAGAGTAAAAGACGGTGGAATGATTGAGGTTTCCGTGGTAGCGAGACTGCCACAGGACGATATGTCCAAGTACTCCATGGCTCAGATCGCAAGAGAAGGGCCAACCCCACTCATGCCAGACCTATGGATCAGGGACAATATACTTGGCATTCAGGACGCAGACCAGACAGACGATGCTATCAAGGAGCAAATAGCGGAAAGGACTCTTCCAGAAGCAGGGTTGTGGAGTCTGTATCAGGCAGCACTTAAACAGGGAAGAGATGATCTTGCACAGTTCTATCTTGGTGAACTCATGGTTGTTATGTTGAGTAAAGCTAAGATGATATCGGATAATCTAGGTGGTGGGGTACCGCCAGCCCAATCCGCTGGTGCACCTTCCCCTGTGCCTATGGGTGCTCCACCACCAGTAGGGCCACCCGGTGTTCCACCCGGTGTTGCTCCACCAGCTATGATGAGCGGTATGCCACCACCTACACCTACACCACAGGCAGGGCCAAATGTTCCACCCGGATCACCAAGACCCGGTGCTATGGGTGAAGATGCAAGACTTAGACAGATGGGTCTTGTAGGCCCAAGGGGATAACATATGGCAATAGGAGACAACATACCAAGTATATTTAGTGGCTTACCACAGTCTGTGCTGAAGTCTGGTGGTGATCCTCAGTATCTAGTTGATATGCTTGAAGGTCGTGATCCTGATCGGGAGATGGCTTTAAGAGATGAGATTTCCATGGGAATGGGTGCTCCTATGCCCATGGATGGGCCATTGATAGATCAGTATTTACAGGTATCTGGTGGTGATCCAAATCTTGCCACAAGCATGGTAATAGATGATGTGTCATCACGTGGTGTAGATATAGATGCACGATTAGAACAAGCCAAGGTTGACACAGCTGCACAACAACTTTATGGAAGATATCCCGGCACTATTGCACGTTCTCTGGTTAATGATGTTTCTAAAGAAATGGATGTTTCTTCAGATGCAATGGTAAATGCGTACAACGATATATCTGCGGAAGAAGTATTAAATAGAATTACTTCCACTGGTATAGAAGGGGAAGCCCTCTTCAATCCATTGCCACCTTCTCCACAAACTAAAGGTGGTGCGTTTCCATTTGGATTTGGTGGAGAGTTAACAGGTACAGAAGGAATGTTTGCCCCATCAACATCTCCAAGACTTGATATGTCTGATCCTTTTAAGGAACCTGTATTTACTGATACTCCAGATGATGTACCAAATATGCCACCTACTTGGAATAATAAGCCCTACGATATGACAGAGGAAGAATGGGACAATGCGTGGCTTGACTACTATATTGCTGGAGGTGAAGACCCTACAAGTTACTTGGATAGATTACTTGAAGACATTCGCCCTTGGTACAAAGGCCCAATAGGAGATAAACTTCCACCTAAGAATCCGGGATACCAAAGTAAAATACTAAATGAGAGAAGGATAGAACTTGGTATCCCAACAGTCCCACCTGAACCTCCAATAAAATCTTTTGACCCGATAATTACTGCTAAGGCTTTCCGGGAACCACTCAAAGTCCCATCGACATCCTACGAAGCCGTAGAAGCAAAAGAGGATGATAGCCAATTTGAACTGGGCATACTGGGTAACCCAAATATAGTGAGTGATGTATCAAGGGATACAGGATTCGTTCCAGTAGGTGATCCGGGGTTCTACGTTCCAGTAGGTGAGCCGGGGTTCCAGAGTATGCGTGGAGTTACACCCCCTCTACCAAGTACTGGACTTGGTACTGAATTAACCATAGGAGTTGGGGATAGAGAATTCCCACCGGGTTTTGGAGAATATTCACTTCCAGACCAGTATGCATCCTATATGCAACCTCTCGTTAGTAATTGGGGAAGTCCAAATATAGAGTCATTCTATAATCGACAGCTTAGAGCATTGCAGGGATATTACTGGTTACAACCAAGAAGTTCAGAAACTTATCCACAGACACCAACATCTCTGGGTGCAACGGATCAACAATGGGGTAAATTTCTATCCAACATAGAAGCTGAAAAGTTACCAGTCCTTAACTGGGAACAATTTGATTCCCAGTGGGATAGCCTATTAGACTATTCTGATTTGAAACAGTCTAATGATGTTGACAAATTAGGAGAATGGACGGCAAATAATCCTATATTATCGGGTCATATAAACAAGAATCAAAAGAAAGACTTATTGTCTCTTGCTGTTGCTAGGTACTATAAAGGACAACCTGTACAGGCTGGATATGCTGACTCAGCTTTATGGTCAAGCCTTAGTAATATTTATGATGACCTTCAGTTAAAGGCAATGAGAGAAGAAGGTACTACAGGAAATGTACCTGCTCATTTCTTAAACTTTATATCAAAAAATAATCCTGATCGCTTTGGAAGATAGATATGGCTGTTATAGATGATAGGGCAGGAGAATATAGAGAACCTACTCAGATCGGTCAAGGTGATCTAAGTGACTTGCAGGACAAGTTAAGAGAAGAACTTGGCCTTGAAAGCGGTGAGTCCATTAATCCTGCTGTACTTGATAAGGCTATTGGTGAACTAGAGTCAAAAGGTAAAATAAATGAAGTAGAGAGAAGGGCTCTTATTCAAGAAAATTACAGCCCTGACCAACAATCTATCATCAATGCATCTATACAAGCACGACAGAGAAGACAAGAAAGAGAGCAACAGGAATATCAGACATATGTAGATATAGAGTCAGATGCGGATATAACTGATGCACAGGCCAGTGTCAGTCCATTCTTGGCAGAGGCAAGAAGGATAGCTAGGATAGAAAGGGATAGGGCTTTAGGCACTGGTCAGATATCTGATCCATCTCAGTGGAACCAGTACAACCCATCATTACAGCAGATATACGGATCATCACAGGGGCCAATCGAGACTAGGTACTGGGATTATCTTGGTGCTATCAGGTCAGCACAACAGACTGGGGCTACTCTCAGTCAGGCTGACTATCAGGGGATTGCCAGAGGCTTTGGATTTGAGTTTAGCCCTACTGATCTTGAACAGGCTGGTAACTGGAATACCGCAGGACTTCCACCAAATAATCCATACACTACTGAATGGATATCCAATAGAAGACCGTTTGTACCATCAATAGATATGAGTAAAGGTACTTACGGAGAATTTGTTCTTGATCAAGAGGGAAATATAATTCCATCTGGTTATGTAGGAACTGGTGGGCCTAATCTAGTTGAGGGACAACCAGTAACAGTAACTGGAACACAACCTACGATAGAGACTAACTATTATCAAGATAACTATGGTGGTGGCAGTAGTATTCGTAATCCTTATTCTACTTTTACTGGCGGTGGTCAATCTACTAATGGAAGTGGTAATGTATACCAACCAACAGGAGGCAATATGGCTAACGGTAGACCTTATCAACTAACCCCGGATGAGTTTGATCTTGGATTTCCCGGCATAAGTTCAGCTTCGCTGCGTGAATCGCCATGGGCTAATGTAGGAACCAATTGGGAAGGTAGTCCTGTTTTTGGAGAATTTACTCCTCAACAACAGTACGCATCTATAATGTCTACTGCCCTTCCACAGTACTATATGCCCGGATACAGTACTATGGCACAGAGACAGTTTAATCCTACATTCGGAAGATTTCTTCTTGGTGGATATGGTAATGATACACAGGGTCTGGGAACTAACATGGCATTCGCACCTTGGTTTACAGGTGTAGGTCAAGGAATGTCAGCTGTAATAGGAGAAGCCCTACCTTCAAGTAATATAGGTACTGGATGGGATATGGCTAGAAAGTTTTCTCAAGAAATGCCCGGAAGTTCTGAATGGAATAGGCTTTCCAGTAGATCACCGGGTATGGCTTATGCCATGCAAGACCCAGAGGCAGTAAGGGCTATGGCAATGGCTAGATATTATGGTGGTGGTGCGCCTGTAGGTGGATATGCTGGCAGGGCTGTAGAGCAGACAATGCGTAATATATATGACAGATATATGCAAGCAGGTATACAGAAAGGACACACATCTCCTGCTGGATACTTATCACATTTGGAACAACTAGCACCAAGTAGATTTGGAGCCTTTGTATAATGCCTACAGGATGGGAAGATTTTCTATTAGCTGAAAATCCACAGTGGTCTTACTTTAGTTCTGCTCCATTTACGACATCACAACAACAGGGATACTCTCCTGCCCAACAAAATTACTGGCGTGGGCAGTTTGGAAATGTATGGAATAGATACATGGGAGAACTGGGTAGTGCCACCAGATCAGGACAGCAGTTTGGAACCTTTGATGATTATCTTGAGAACATGCCATTTACCCAGATGTATTACCAGAATGTTTCCCCACAGGAACGAGGTAGGGTAGGAAGATATAATCCAGCCACTAGATTTGTTTTCTAAGGTGTACACCTATGTCTCCAGACGATAAAAAAAAGGTTGATGAATGGTGGTCAAGGCAGATTGAAAAGTTTCCTCAACTACTAAATAAGTATGGAAAGACAGTGCCACTTGATCAGAGTGGTAGATTGCCAAGAAATGTTATAGCAGAAGTTCAAACTGCAAGACAGGCACAGGCTGCTCCTAGAACAGATATACAGGTTCCAGAACCAGTTAACTGGAGAGAGGCAGGAAGAGATATAGCAAGCGGTCTTGCTAACATTTCACAGATGCCATTGAACATAGTCCCCGGAATTGACTTCCAACAACGTACAGAAGAAGGGATGTCATCGTTGTTTGGAGTAGAGCCTAGAGATTTTGATACTCCTGAAGATGCAGGATTCTGGAGAACAGTTAGTGATCCACTTCTTCCAACTCTTCAGGGTCTTGGAACTATTTCAGAAAGATTTCTAGACCCATCAGCAGCAGCAGCTTGGCATTACGGTGGTCGTTTAACTGGAACTGATCCATATAATATGGTCAGTACCAGAGAAGCATTAAGAGATCAGGGTATCGGGCCTCTTGCCTCAATAACAGGAGCATATGAACAGGCTGACATACCTTGGTATTATCGAATACCTGTTGAAGTTCTTACCAGTCCTGAAGAACTTATTCCCGGTGTTGGTATATATGCAGGGGCAGCATCGCAGATAGCAAGACAAGCAGGAAGACAAACAGCAAAACGAGCAGCAAGGGCAACAGCAGAAGGTATAGCAAAACAGTATCCTGAACAGGCTCCCGGTGCATGGGAGAAATTTGCTGGAGATACAGGTGTTATTCCTGTATCAGAACCTGCTAGAGAAGTTGCAGAAGAGGTTCCAGTAGAACCAATACAGCTTGGGTTACTTCCTACAGAACCTAGACAGATACCACTTGAAGGGCCACCACCAGAACAGCTTGTTCCTGATATGCCTGTATCAGAGATAGGTGCAATACAACCAGTAGCCAGAGGTCAAATTGATGAGATTATCAATAATGTAACTGATACCTATGATGTTAGTGGGAAGAATATTATCCGTGCTGGTACCAGTACACTCAAGACAAGAGCTTGGAAGGAACGTGCACAGAATAATGTTAGAGATAGATTTGATCAATTAATAGATGGCAGTCTTAATAACGCTCAGACAAAAAGAGCCAGTAATTATATAGCAAGACAGACTGGATTAGAGTCAGAAGAAATTCTTAGGTTGGTTAATCAGGCAGCTTCAGAAGAAACATTCGGAAGAAGACTCACACCTGATGAACAGTTGATTGAAGATATAGCAGAATCAATTGAAACAACCTATGCCCAACAAACTAGGTTTAGTCCTGAAATAGAATTAGAGATGGACAACCTTATGTCATTAAGACAGGAAGGCAAACATCGTTTACCCGGATATAAATCATACTATGGAAGACTACGTAACCAACTTGCAACAACAACTGAAATGACTCCAGCTGCACTGGATAAATATCTTGACGAGATATCTCAGGGTGAACTTCCTATACATGGAAGAAATATGTTTACTGGAGAAGATATAAATATATCACGACAACAGTTATTTAATGATGATCCTCAATCTATAAGAGAACTAAATAGATATTCAGTACAACTAGATTTACCTTTGCTGGATATAGGATCAAAGCCTAAAGCAGTAGAGGAAGCAATTGCACTGAGGAAAAATGAAGGATTCCCGATTCCACTAATTGCGGTCAGGAGATTAGTATCAGGTGGAGGGGAAAGAGAATTAGAGAAGATACTGCCTAATGTTAATACTGAGTTAGAACTTGAGAAAGCCCTAAGAGAATTAATTACTCCTGATGAAGCAGCAGCTGGTTATACATTAAGGAATACCAATGGTCGTACCGCTGCTGGTCAACAGCTTGTTGTTAGATTTGAAGGCACCATGAACCGTCATATGAATGAGATGGATGAAAAAGCGGTACAAGGTGCAGGGCAGATGCAGGAACTTGGTTTCGGGGAAAGAGTTGCCGGTGTAACGTTTGGGCCTGAAAAAACATTTCTTCTTAAAGAATTAGACTGGGGAACAAGAGAGGCTCCCGGCCCATTAAGATTTCTGTATCGTGCACTTCATGGTGAAGTTAAAGGTATGCCATTCTCTGAAAATACTAGAGCCTTATCTGAAAATATTTGGGTAACAGGTCGTGGTATGACTGACTCTGCTCTTGCACATCCTGCTATGTCACCACAGAATCTTAATGCTCGACAAAAACTTTTTAATGATTTAAAGGGTTTCACTAAATGGGAAGAATCTATGAGAATAGATTTTGATCCCAAGCAAGGGTTTATAGCACAGGACTATTTTTATCGTGGCTGGAGGGTAGCTGAAGGTTTGTCTACAGACACTGTAGGCGTCAATATATCTCGTTTGGCACAAACACCTTCATATCAGAAAGCACGTACTACCGTGTCATACTGGGAATTAGAAGATGCTGGTATGGAACCTTTATACAGAAACCCATGGCATATGGCATTACATTCAAGACAGGCAGGACTTAAGTATAGATTACAGGTAGAACTTGCTGAATATCTTTTAAGTCCACAACTTAATGTTGCTTTTTACGCACCTCTTAAGAGTGACCTACTTAATTTAAAGACAATCCATGGAAAGAGTTTCCGTGTTCCTAAAATTGGCCCTGCTTTTGAAGGAAAGGGTCATGCAATTATGAAACAGAAGGATACAAGTGAAGTTTTAGAGGGTGCACAGGTAGAAGAATTCCTGAAAATACAATCAGCACAAGTTGATGATATAGCAAGACCGGGTGCTATTGCTGTACCAGATGAAGTAGCAAATGCATTGGAATCTATATTCCATGGTGGTGCTCCACAATGGAATAAAGTAGTTAATATTCATATTCCAAAAACGAATATAACTATGGCAGGAGATATTACCAAACTAATTGATGCCCTTGTTTTTATTCCTAAACGTATCAAGCTGTTTGGGTCTGTTTTTCAGGTAATGGACTTTGCTAGAAGGATAGGAGTTGGTGGAATTCATGGTGTTGTAGAGTCAGTATGGTCTGGACTTAATCGTGGTATGACACCAAACGAAGCATTTGATGCTGGTCGTGTTGTAGCAGAATCTAGCCAGAGTGTTGGCAGTATAGGAAAGGGATGGGTTGATATGTGGGGTGGGTATTTTAGTGCAGGAAAAACTAGTCACTATCGTAACCTTTTAAAGAGTACAGATACAACTGGCCCTAATGCAGTTATGGAAGGTACGGATATAACATGGGATGGTCTGGTAAGAAATGGATTAAATACCAGAGACTTAACCATACTCCCCGGTCAGGATGTCGTAGAGATGGTAGATGACATTGCCAGAAGTGCTAATTTTCCCAAGAAGATGTTGCAACATGTCAAGGAACTAGAATATTCATCAAGAAGGGGATTATTTAATAGGGCTTATCCAGCTGCCATAATGACAGATGTTAAATATAACCTTGTTCCTATTGCCAAGAGAATGTATCCCAACGCTACTCCTAACGAGATTATGGCACTGGTGGCAAGACAGGCTAATCTAAAATACTCCACGCTTTTAAGATCACAGAGCAGGGTAACTCAATTCTTTAGGGAAGTTCTTACACGTACCATGTTCTCCCTTAACGAGAATGAATCTCTCTTAAGACAAGTATTCAAGGTTGCATTTGGACATGAGAAGGCGTTCTGGGCTAAGTACTGGCTTAGTGCCGGGTTATTCTTTACATTCACAGCAAACATTATTCATGCTGCTACAACCTTGGTAACAGAAGGAGAAGCAAAAGCATTACCTAAAGACAGGTATGTTCCTGTACGTGTAAAAGATAAGGGATGGCCTATTGGATATCAAAGTAGTTTTTTATCCCCTGATATTCCAATAAGAACACGATCCGGGGAAAGGGCTATGATCGATATGTTGGGACAGTTGGACACGGCAGGTCGTATGTTACAACCTTTGAACTTTATTACATCTAGACAAGGTGCAACGATGGGAGCATTACAACACCTTGTTACTGGTAAAGATTTTTATGGAAGGGAAACAGATAAGTTCGGACATATTGGTAGGGTAATGCAATTTGCATTTGATATAGGAGTGCCTATTGGAATGGGTGAAGCTGGTATTGGTGCTGCAAGAGAAGCTTTTGGTGAACAGCAACTTCCTGCGGTTGATCTTATGGGAAGTTCCATAATTGCACCTGATACAAAACTGGGAGATGTTCTTCCAGTATCTGAACAATCACTTGGAATGGCTGGCATGATGCTTGAGGCAACAGGTGAAAATATACGAGCACCAAGTTCTGTTGATCTACAGAGGAAGATGATTCTAAATACATTCCCTAATTCAAATGCTAAGAGATTAAGGGAATTAGATGCAGATGCTGTATTAAAAATTGAAGAAGACCCTGATAATCGTATTCTTCGTGAAGAGTTGAAGACACGATCTAAAGAAGGTGCAGCACTTGATGATGTATTTGATCAACAGAGAGTTGAGAGGGATGAGGTAAAGAGTTCAAGAATGCAAGCGGAACAGGACTTAGTTGCACGATATGAACTTAGATCACGAGAAGGTAAGTCATGGGAACCAACTCAATTTAAGAATGATCTCCGTAAAATAAACCAAGAGCATCGTGTTAGACAGGATATGATCAGTCAGAAATACGGTGAAGATCCCATGGTAGCAATGGCAAATCTTGATAAAGAAAATATGTCTCAGGAAAAATTAAATCAAATGAGGCATGATACTCCATTAAGGTGGGCATGGCACCAGTATGCAATGTTGATTAATGAGCATTCAGAGGCATTTAAAAAGATGGACTATGATGCTTTTAATGCAGCCTTAAACAAGGAGCAGGAAGACTGGGGTGAAGAATTAATTAACAGATTTGATGCTCACAGAGCAAACAAATCATCAGTTGATCATGCTGACAGAGTTAATGCTTATTATCAGGCTATGGATAGATTAGACAAAGTTGGATGGTTTGATAGTAAGAAACTTAATGCACTGGCACTTCAGATGAGCAATAGGATGCCGAAGAGAAAAGATGGAACAGGATTGTTAGAAATTTGGGAAGAATGGTTAAAGGCAAGTAGTGAAGAACGTAGAAGGATTGAACGTACCAGTCCTTATAGAGATACAATTTTAATGCTTGGTAGAGAACGGACTAGATATAGGAATGAACTATTGTCAGACCCACAGATTGGAAAAGAAATTGATATGATAGTTATTGAATGGTTTGGTCGTGTGCCTATGCACCGTGACAATCTATTCTTATATGAGAGCCTATATGGAGTTCTACCAACACGAATGGCATCAATAAACTAAGGGGGAATAAGGATGGTTAACGAGAATAAAGAACCAGTACAGGCACCATTGCCTGATATGGATTCAGGTGGAGATACAGTCATACCTGAAGTAAATCCATTGATAGCGGAAGCAGATAGACTTAATGGTGTATCTGATTCTGATATTACTGAGGCTCCTATTATAGAGACACCTGTAGCGGAGACTCCAACCATACCCCAGACTCCTGTACCAGAAGTTCCTGATACTCCTATTGCTACTAATATGCCAGCTGCTCCTGCTGTACCAGAACAATATACACCTCAACAGATACAGCAGATGCAACAACAGGCTGCACAGTATCAACAGGTGCAGCAGCGAGCATCTCTTCAACAAGAGGCACAGAGATATCAACAACAACTTGAATCTCAGGGATATATGCCTGATCAGGCACAACAAATTTCTCATCAGTTCATGCAGAGTAGGGGTGCTCAAATGGATATGATGAGACAGAATGAACAACAGACCCAGCAGTTACTGGGTAAACAGGCAGCAGCCGAACATTTTGCAAAACAGCACAAGCTATCTTTTGAAGATATGCCTACTCTTAGATTGGCTGAAACACCTGAACAGATGGAACAGATAGCTAAGAAGATTTCAGATGACCGTAAGGTTAGAGATGAACTTGCACAACTAAGAAAATCACAGGTGCCACCACAGCAATTTGATAATTCACAGGGAGCACCTGAAGTAGCAGCTAATGACGGAAGTTGGTTAGATCGTTATAATGCAGGAGATAGATCGCCAAATGCTACAGCTGCTGCTCGTAGAGCACTGGGTATTGAATAGCCATAAGGAGGATATAGCCGATGGCACAGACAGCAACAACGGGCAATCTGGAAAATGCCCAGAGAATAATCCTCGCAGCAGCGAGGTACACAGAGGAGCATAATGCTCCAGCAATAAATCTCATTGAGAGTTTTACATTGCCTAAAGGGGCGAAACAAGTAACCGTACCGAAGGTTGCCCAGATGTCAATGAGCGATCTTGTCGATGGACAAGATATAGTTGACGAGGAAGAAATTGGTATGACTACTGTTGACCTCACGGCAGCAGAGGTTGGAGCCAAGGTTATCCTCACAGATAAATTAGTCAGGCAAGCAGCTGACAATGTTATGAGTATTGTTGG